GGCATGATCCCATTAAAGGATCGCATCCTGTTGATTGATGTTCCAATTGAGATCATTAGCTACGAGCGAGGAAAGCCACAACGCTGCCGGATGAGATCTGGAATCCAGTGATGTTGCCCACCAGCGGTAGGCCAGCAGGGATCGTCTTGGATGTCCAAGTGCCCGAGATCTGGTAGCCGGTGATCGACGTAAACACCGTCGGCTCGGTTGGAATCAAGCCAGACCAGTTGCCGGTCTGAGCGGCGGTGCTAGTGACCAGCGCGAAGCCTTCTCGGCCCATGCTGTACTCTGTGGAGATGTCTGCTTGAACGGCCATAAAATTGTTTTTCGGTTAAAGGGAGGGTCACCAGCGTGTCCAGTGACCCTCCCAGTTTTGGTTGTTTAACCTTTTCGGATCTTCGGTGCCAGACTGCCCTGTATCCACAGGATCAGCTTTGAGCCCTCTGCAATCTTGGCAGTGTTAAAGTCGGTGCGCTGGGCGGCTGCATCGACTTCGGGACCGGCGACAATCTTTGATTTGCCTGCCTTGTCCACTGCAATGGTCGTGGCGATTCTCATGACTTGGCCGATTAGGCGGTGGTCAGGATCTCGGCCTGGGTCGTGTCCGCGGCCGCGGCGCCGAACATGATGTCGTAGGACGCCATGTGGCTGCGGCTCGCGCGGCTGTACCAGACGGAGAGCAGGCAGCTCAGGCCGTTGGCGGTGTTCACGGCGCGTTGTTCGAGGAATTCGCCGGCGATCATGCCGACCGGCAGGCCGGCAGCAATGGCGATGGCATCAGGGCCGCATACGAATCCGACCGTGTTAGTCTCGGCCGAGGTCCAACGGTTGTTCTCAGCGATCACATCGAAGCCGAACCGGCCGTTATTCAGGGGGCCGAATCGGCTGTCGGGCATAGCCACGGTGCCGGCGGAGGCGGTGCTCTGGCCGGAGAACTGGATGCGAGCCAGGTGGCCACCGTCCAGGATGAGGTTCTTGCTGCGGTAGTTTTTCGCCAGAGCGAGGATCGCAGGAAGGTCCGAGCTGTCGAAGTTGGCGGCGGAGCCGATGCCGGTAACGGTGCCGTAGTTACCAGTGACCATGAGCGCTGTCAGCACGTCGCTGATGCCGTAGGCAAACAGGTCGGCGGAACCGGCAGCCAAGTCGGACAACATGAAGCCCTGGTTAAGCTCCTGCTGGGTTACCGTGAAGTTCTTCGAGATCTGGTTCACGGTGACCGCGGTGGCGGCCAGCGTCGAATCGTTGTTGGTTTCCCACGACGTCGGGTTGGTCTGGGCAGCGGTGCCGGTGGTGTACTTCTTGACCTGCACGGACGCGCGGGGCCTGAGGTTGTCCAGGCCGACGTTGCGGCTGAAAGCGGAGACCAGGGCCAAACGAGTGGCGGCCACAGTGATCACTGCATCGGCGAGGTAATCGACAACCAGGCCGGAGGCGAACGTGTTGGCGTTCTGGGGGGCGTGAATGGCGCTTTGGCGCAACAGCTCGGAGTGGTTGGAGATTAACCAGGAACGGCGGTCAGCACCGGCCTGAAAGCCCTTGTGCTTCTCGAGCAGCGCATTGCCGAGGTTCTCGATGCGGACCGGGGCGACGGGCTCCGGTGCGGGGGCGGCGGTGATGGTCTTGGCGCTGATGGCAGCGGCCACGGCCTTGGCGACGATGGCGTCGATGTCGAGGGCGGTCGGCGCACTAGGAGCGGCCGCCACCACGGTGTTGGAATCAGTCATGTTGTGTGGTGTCTGCTGTGATGTCGGCGCGGTTGTCGCGCCATCGTCGGCAGCGTTAGTGCTGCCGGTCGAAAGTGTGTTGTCTGTGGTTTCGCCCTCCTCGACCTCGAGCTGGGCATAGAGTGCCTTGAACCAGTCACGGCCGGCGGCACCTCCCCATAGGTTTGCGGCCACGTCGGCAGGGGTGTTGGCTTCGGCATCGAGGAAGCGCTCGTTGCGTCCCCACCAGGCGTTGGCTGTGCGGACCTTGTCCTCGGTGGGCGCCACACCGGCCACCAGGGCCTCGGCGTCCAGGACGGTCTGCTTCTCGAGGCCATCACCGGCCAGGCCTTCGGCATACTGCTCGAGGCCGCGGCGAAGATTGCTTCGGACGGTCTCGGGGGCGGTCTTGGTGACAGCCCGAGGATGCCAGCAGGCGGCTATAGACATCTGCTCGTCGGTGTGGCGGTTGGCCAGGCCATACTGGATGGCCTCGTCAGCCGTGAACCAGGTCTCGGATTTCATTGCAGCCCGAATCGATTCGATGCTGCGACCTGTTTTCTTGCGGTAGATTCCTGCCAGCACCTCGGCGTGTTGATCGAGGGCGTCGGCCATTTTCCTCATGTCCTCCGAGCTGCCGGCCACCATGCCGGAAGGGTCGTGAATCATTATCAGGGCAGCGTCGGCGATCTCTACCGTGTCACCTGCCAGGGCGATAATTGAAGCAATCGAGGCAGCGATGCCGACCACCCGGGTCGTCACCGGCGCCTGCCGGCCTCGCAGCATATTGTAGATGGCCAGGCCGTCCCAGACGTTGCCGCCGGGGCTGTTGATCTCGACCACCAGGGGGCCGGGGCCGACCTCCTGCATGGCCTGGCTGAATGCCTTGGCCGATACACCGGAGCCACCGAACCAGTCTTCACCGATCTGGTCGAATATCTGGAGCACCGCCGGCTCATGGACCGAGGCTCGGGGGCTGTAGGAAAGCCAGTTGGTTACTTTAGTCATTCGGTTTTCTTGGCTTTGGTTTTCCGCTTCTTAGGCTCGAGCACTGCGACCACCTCTTCGATGGGCTCGGCCGGGATCGGCTCGGGCATTTCTTCGGAAGGAGGCTGCTCGAGAGCGGCCGCGGCTGGCTCCGGTGCTATCGGCTGCTTCTGAGCGGTCGAGATCTGGGAGACATCGAGGCCGTACTTGACTGCCAGGTCTTGGATGTACCGCGCCTGTTGAGCCTTGGCCTCCAGGGCGGATCGCCAGTCGATGCCTCTGGCGCCGTAGATCTCGTCATAGGTCGTAATGCCAGCACCAAGCTCGTTGAGTTGAGCGGCAGAGTTGCGACCGACGTCGACATTCGGGGCCCGTGGCGCCTGGATGGCGACCTCGTACCAGTCGTCGGGAGAGTCTCGCAGGGTAGGATCGGTGCGGATGGCGTATTCCATCACATATTCCCAGATACGTCGCGCGGCCGAGGCCATTACCTGGTGACGGCTGCGGAACCACACCGAGGACATATCGAGTGAGCCCCGGTAGACGGTGCCCTGCATCGACTCTGGGAATACCAGGACGTAAGGGATGCCGACGCCGGCACAGACCTTCTCGGTCAGGCTGCGCCAGTACTCACGCATATTGACGTTGGGGCGGTCAGCGCTGAACTGCTCGAACTCGTCGCCAGTCTTCAGAACCTTGACCGAGGCGCCGAAGATGTTCTCGTAGTAGTTCTGGGCGGTGCCCTGGGATCCAGCAACACCGGATCGGAGGCTGGTTGCCTGCACCTCACCGGAGCTTGTCTTGATGACCTGGGCCACGCTCGAGGCGAGCTTGCAGGATTCCATCTCGAGCTTCTGGAGGTCGTCCAGGTCGTGAAGGTCGTTAATCACACAAGCCACAAAAGGCAGGCCGCGGAGCTGGCCGGCACGTTGGGCCTCGTAGATGTGGACCACCGAATCGGAAGAAATGGATCGGATGTCGGTAAGTTGTCCCTGCTGCTGCTCCTGGCCGCAATAGAAGGAGATGGCCCGACCCGTCTTGGGGTCGAACCGGACGCCATCGAACACATCAGGGAGGCCCTCCTGGCCAGCGGGTGTCGACACTTGCTGCGGCTCAATGAGCTGCAATCGGGGCCGGCCGGTCTCGCCCTTGGTCAGGAGGATAAAACTTTCGCCATCATAGAACCAGCCACGGGCGGCCAGCGACATCAGGGTGCCGAAAGACTGCCGGGATCCGATGTCAGGGTAGCGGCTCCAGGTGTCCCACCATTTCTTAGCTCGGAGATTCCAGTCGGGATTCGAGGAAGCCGGCTGCACCGAGAAGTTGCTGCCGACGGTGTAATTCTCGAACAGGTCGCCCAGGCGATTCATCACCGCGTTGTTCTGCTCGAAGAATCGGGACTTTCGGACGATCTGCTGCCGGGTAGAGGCAGTCACATCGAACCGCACCGAGGTGTAGCTGGTGTCCAGGAAGGACCGGCGGATCGAGTTGGACGCGCCCTCGTAGCGGTCGACAGGTGCCGACCGGAACTTACTTAGGATGGTGTCGAGGAATCCCATCAGCTCATGCCGATCCGGTAGGACGCCTCACGGCGGAAGTTGGAGAAATCGCCGCCGTAACTGGTGGCTGCAACCAGAACCACGGTCACCATCTTGGTGTAGATCTGGGCGTCGGTGGGCGTAAGGTTGCCGTCCTGCTCGAGGTAATAGACGGCCAGGTCGTAGTCATCGACCAGGCTTTCCCACATCTCGACCATCTCGGACGGTGTCGGGGCGCCCTTGCCGGGCTCGGCAAATTCTACCGAGACATCGGAGGATGATGTCGACCGGACAACCTGGCCGGACTCGATCACTGTGGCCGCGGCGATGGACTTAGCAGCCAGGGCAGCCAGGAGCGTCACACCGCCCAGTGTCGCATAGACACTGCGGAGATAGGCTCGCTTGATGGCTACGGTAAACGTGAACACCTCGGGCGGATCTTCTCCTATCCCAGGGTGACTTCAACAGGTTAGCTAGCTATTGACTCGCTTGACGTAACCAGATCATTCCAGAGCATCACCATGGCGAGCTGCATGATCTCGCAGTCGTGAAGATGGTCGGGCCACTTTTGGTTCCTCTTAACCCAGACGTGCTTGATGCGGCCAGCGCGGTTGGCTTGGGGTCGTAGGACGTGAGAGTCCAGGTGGCGCCAGTACAGGTCGGGATCGGCGATGTAGGCTCCCTCGGCCTGGACGCTGGGCGGATCCTGATGGACGCCCCATTCCCGGTCGATGTCGCCCTTCCTTAGCCTGGAGAGCATATCTCGGAGGTGCTCGGTGTCGAACACCAGGAGGGGCTGCACAACGTCGGTCCTCATTGAGGATGATGTCGACAGGCCGAAAGGGTGCACCGCCCCGGTGGCTGCCGTGAACCGGGCTCCGGTCTCTCGGCCTTTAAGCGGCATCCAGCCGATTACCATCGGCTTGCGGAGGCCGCCTTCTGGTGGGTATCGGAGGCCACATGGGAAGTTGATCGGGTTGGAGGTCACCGAGGAATAGGAGGCACAGGCGTCGTAAACCGTCTGGGTGTTAAAGCCTGAGTCGATGCCGACATCCATGTCATGGACCTCGAGGGCCACCTGCACCCGGCGAAGGGCTGCGAAGTCATCGGCATGGCCGGCAGCAATCAGGGTAGAGTTGCCGTCTTTCCATTCCCTGCACACCCACCAGAGGAACGGCGCCACGGCCTGGACGTCGGCGGTCAGGTAGCGGCGGCCGCCGTCGACAGTCACGGTGGCCGCGGTCTCGGTGCGCTCCTGCTGCACGTCCTGTTGCTCCCAGGGCTCGGCCAGGTTGCCGTTAACAAAGCCTTGAAGGCCGGCCATAGAGGCTTTGGCCTCGAGGAACGAGACAGCCAGATATCCCCAGGTACATTTGCGGTCGGGGCTGTAGAGGCTGCTGAGGTGGTAGGACCGCACACCAGGCATGGCGTTGGGATTCTCTGGGCGCCATTGGCCATGTCGTAGGGATGCCACCTTGTGAGAGTCGGTGATTTTGCCCTGGCAGAGCTGGCAGACGTAATGGGCCGAGGATCGGATCTTGCCCAGGTCGTGCTTTCCGTCCTCGGCCTTGGCGTCGTCCCAGGTCACCTGGCGCCATTCCAATTTGATGTACTCCCGGCAGTGAGGGCAGGGCAGGTAGTACCGGCGCTGGTCACCGCGGAGGAAGCGCTGCCAGATCCGGCCTTCGACCACCGTCGGTGTGCTGGTCATAAAGGCCTTTGAGCTGGAGAAGCTCTTGAGGCGCTGCTCGGCCAGGTCGAGGGCGTCGGCCTCCCGGGCGGTTGCCTCGGCGAACTTGTCGACCTCGTCGGCTATCAGCACCCGAACCGGGCGGCTGGCCAGGTTGGCCGGGCTGTTGGATCCTACGAAAGTCAGGGTCGACCTCGTAAAGTTTTGTTCCAAATTTGTGATCTTGTCGGCCTCGGCCGGGTAGCACTCAAGCATGGCCGGGCTGTCCTCGAGCATGGGCAGCCAGCGTGACTTGGAGAATGACCTGGCGAGGCTCTCGGTAGGCATCAGCCACAGGGCAGGGCTCGGCTCGTTGGCGATTAGCCAGGCCAGGCCGGCCATCAGGGTGGTCGTCTTCGATGTCTGACTTCCCCAGCAGAGGGTCACCTCGTAGACCGTAGGGTCTTTCCAACATTCCATGGGCTCCCTGGTGTAAGGCCGTACCGAGGTTGAGAAGGGCCCGGGGTGCTCGGTCTGCCGTTGGGTCAGCCGGAGCGATGCCTCGGCCCAGTCGACCACGGTCTGCATCGGTGTCGGCCGGTAGAGGTTGCGGCGGTAGTCCAGGAGGGAGCGCTGGAGGTCGGTTAGGATCATTGCGTGTTTGATTTGTCAGTGCCTCGGTGAAAGCAGCTTGAATGCGAGCGCAGCCACTTGTGGAACTTGGCCATTTCCAAGGCGTTCAAGTCGGTCCATCCATCCGGCCAACCCATCAGCCTTTCGACCCATTCTGGGTGCGGAAGATATCCCTTCGGACATAGCTCGAATGGATTCTTGGCTGGGCTCATGAAGTCTTCGCTGCGACAACGCTGTGTTTTTATCGGCGTTCCTATCGTAGGCAACGATCCACATTCTTTCACGCTCGTGTCGTGCGCCAACATCCCCAGCGGATACCACTCCCCACTTCGCATCATACCCCATTTCGGCCAGGTCTCCGAGCACAACTCCAAGCCCCCGAAAAGAGAGAGCTGGTGAGTTTTCCACGAAGATGAATCTGGGTCGTATTTCCCGGCAGATTCTTGCCATTTCAATCCACAGTCCGCTTCGTTTTCCAGCCAGGCCTTTTCGATTTGGACCTCCTGCTGTTGAGATGTCCTGACAAGGGAATCCACCGCACACGATGTCGACGTGTCCTCGCCATGGATTTCCGTCAAAGGTTTGCACATCGTCCCAGATTGGGAATCGTGGCAGGCATCCGTCCCTTTGACGGGCAAGAAGGCATTGCCGTGCGTGTTTATCCCATTCGACAGCGCACACGCAGGTATGTCCAAGAAGCATTCCGCCGAGGATTCCCCCCCAGCTCCAGCAAATAAGTGTAGCTCATTCAATCAATTTTATTGGTCAGGATTTCCATGGGTCGGTGTTGTGCAATGTCTTAAGCGCCACCTCCTGGACCCACCGGGTCAGCTCGCGCTCGGCGTGCTCGGGGTCATGCGGTGCTATCCGGCCGGAGAGCTGCTTAGGCATGGCCTTGATCAGCGAGGCCACAGCGCCGTCGTGCTCCTGCATTACCCGGCGCACCCAGTCGCCAGAGACCAGGCGCCGTTCCTTCTCGGCCTGGGTGATCACCTCGTCCCTGGCGCTTGTGAGGTTCTTGGCTGCCGCGGCATGGATCGCCACCAGCCGGCCGGCGTCTGCTCTACCACCGCGGAGGGCATCGACCGCCAGGTCATAGGCTGCACGCTCGATTTGACGCTGCCTTTCGTAAGCGCCTTCTGGCGAGTCGGTGGCTGCTGTTGCGGTGTTGAGAGGGGTCTCTGCTTCAATAGGCCTGTAGGGGCCTTCCTGTTCGATTGCGGTGGGGTCCGGTACGTTCTTCTGTTTAGGAATAGACTTAGCGCGTGACCTAACGTGTTGAGATCGCCAGAGGTCGGCCGACTCGGGCGAGTCCATGGGCATCCCCTGAGATATAAGCTGCGCGACCCGCGGCTGGCTTATACCGATGCGGTCGCCGTATTCCTTTTGTGTCATGGCTGTAAGGCGTCCTTGATCTCCTGGGGCATCATTGAGTCGGGCAGGTTGCCTGCAAATTGGAGGGCTCGGAACACACCGTCGCGCCGGCTGTCGTAGTTGCTGGGCACCAGTGAACCGACGATCTGCTCTGGAGTGGTTCCGTTTTTCATCAGCCGGATAAACCATGCGGTGTTGGCCAGGCCGAACTGGTCGACGAGGAATTGTATTTGGTTAGGCATAAATTATTTGATGAAAGCATTACTCGCAGAAATTGATAGGGGTCTCGCGTTCACCTGTTATTGGA